CACCAGTGCCAGATCGACCTGGCCGTCCAGCAGAAGCTCGATGCTGAGTCGGCCGAAGAGATCGACCCGCTTCTGGGGCTGGTCGAAGAGATCGCCCGGCACTTCCGGTTGCGGCGGCCGACGGCAATGCCCTCCGCATTATGCGTGAAGGTGGAAAATGAGCCGGTGTATGCCGTCGAGCATCTCGATGAACTGCGGTGCTTCACGAGTGTCATTACTCTAACGTTTCGCATTGTGGGGTGAGTGATGGTCGGCGTGAAGGCGAGAACTCGCAGCCAGATGCACAAGGTCGCTCGGAAGGCGAAGCGGGCCAGCATCGAAAACCTCGGCCACGCCGGCGGCGCGATCCGCCTGGCGGCGGTGCGGAGCGTCCGCAAGCGGAAAGGGCCGTCGCCAGCCGACCAACCGCCGCACACGCACACCCGCCGCCTGCCCCGGGCGATCAAGTACGCCGTCGAGAAATCTCGGCAGGCGGTGGTGATCGGGCCGGATGTCGAGTCGTTCGGCACGGCCGGCAAGGCCCACGAGCACGGCGGGCATTATCGGCGCGAGCGATACCCGAAGCGCCCCTTCATGGGCCCGGCGCTGGAGAAAACCAAGGAGCGCCTGCCGAAGTTCTGGGCGGGCTCAGTGCGGTGAAGACTTGAAGCGCGAGACTTGGGGCCTGAGGAAACGGTGCCGGTCCGTCACGCCCCAGGCCCCAAGCCCCAAGCCTATAGGAGGATGACATGGCAACCAATTGGAAACTGGGCCGCGAGTGCACGCTGTCGGTCGGCACCAACCAGTTGAAACTGGCCAAAGAGGTGACCGTCGAGCTGGGCGGCAGCGAGGCCGATGTCACCACTCGGGACAGCCAGGGCATCAAACGCACCGTGGTGGCACTCAAAGAGCTGACCATCTCGGGCACGGCCGTGTACTCGCCGGACGATCCGGCGGTTCAGGCCCTGATCACCGCCTACACGGACGGCACGCCGCTGGAGGTGACGGTCTCCGACCCGACCCTGAGCTATACGGAGAAGTGGGCGGTCACCAGCCTCTCGCAGGGCCAGCCGCTTGAGGACGTAGCCACGCTCGACTTCACGCTCAAGCCGACCTTGGAGGCAGCAAGCGCATGAGAACCTTCCAGGATAGCGCCGGACGAACGTGGACGATCGCGGTGACCGTGGACGCAGTGAAGCGGGTCCGCGATCTCTTGAAGGAAGACCTGCTCGATATCGAGCGGGTCTTTCCGCGGCTCCTGCTCGATCCGATCCTGCTGTGCGACGTGGTCTACTGCGTCGTGAAGCCGCAGGCGGACGCTGAGCGGATCACCGACGTGGACTTCGCCCGGGCGATGGCCGGAGACGTTATCGCTCACGCGAAGGCCGCCCTGGTCGAGGAGCTTGTGGATTTTTTCCCCGAGCCGAGCCAGCGACAGACGCTCCGGCTGGCGATCGAGAAGTACGGCCAACTGACCGAGCGGGTCAAGGAACTGGTGCAGGCCCGGCTGAACAGCCCGGCGATCACGCGCGAGATCGAGGCGGCCCTGACTGCCGTTGGCGACTCGTTTACGAGCTTGCCGGAATCGTCGGCGTCGATCCCGGGCCGCTGACGCTGCGGGAATTGTGCTGGATGGTCGACGGCCGGCAGCACGACCAGTGGAACCACACGGCCCAGGTGCTTTCGATGCTCTACAACGCCTTCCGCGGTTCGAAAGCCAGGCAGCTCGGCCCGGCGGATTTTCATCCGCTTGCGAAGAAGGCCGCCGCAACCACGACGCTCAAGCAGTTGAGTGAACTGGGAATCCTGAAAAAGACTGAAGACTGTAGGCTCTAGGCGCAAGCCAGCGTCCCACCTTCCCTACAGCCTACAGCCTACAGCCTACAGCCTTCAGCCTTCAGCCTTCAGCCTACAGCCTACAGCCTATGCCAAGCCCTTCTGGTATCCGAGCCGGACAAGCGTTCGTCGAGCTGTTTGCCGACGATAGCCGACTGGTCAGGGGATTGAAGGCCGCATCGAAGCGGCTGAAGGCCTGGGGCCAGAGCGTCACGGCGGCCGGCCAACGGATGCTCTCTGCCGGGACGGCGGCCGTGGGAGGCTTGCTCGGGGCATCTGGCGTGTTCGCCTCGATGGGCGACACACTGGCCAAAGCCAGCCAGCGGACCGGTATCGGCGTGGAGCGGCTATCGGAACTGGCCTATGCGGCCGAGCAGTCCGGGGCCGACCTGGAGACGCTCGAGGCCGGCGTCCGCAAGATGCAGAAGGCGCTCGCGGAAGCGGCGGTGGGGTCCGAGTCGGCGCGATCGGCATTGGCCGCTCTCGGCCTGTCGATCACGCAATTGGCCGGTCTGTCTCCGGACAAACAATTCACGCTCATCGCTGACCGGCTGGCGAAAATCGTTGATCCGACTGAGCGCGCTGCGGCTGCGATGGAACTCTTCGGCCGCTCGGGCACGCAACTGTTGCCGATGATCGCCAACGGGGCCGCAGGCATCGATGCCTTGGCCAAGCGGGCCCGAGAATTGGGCCTGGTCATGGCCACCGAGGACGCGGAAGCGGCGGTGGTGTTCGGCGACCTGGTGGCTGATCTCTGGAAGACCGTGAAGATGGGGGTCTTCGTCATCGGCTCCGCCCTGGCACCGGTGCTTACTGACTTCGTGCAGCGAGCGCTTGGGGTGATCAGGAGCGTTACGGATTGGATCAAGGCCAACAAAGCCGTCGTGGTGACGGTCTTCAAGATCGCCGCGGCCGTCGTGGCCGGCGGGGCAGCCCTGATCGTCCTGGGCGGTATTCTCTCCGGACTGGGGTTCGCCTTCGGCACGCTGGCGAGCATCGCCGCCGGGGTAGGAACGGCGTTGAGCATGATCGGCACCGTCCTGGGGGCGATCCTCTCGCCCGTGGGGCTCGTGATCGCCGCCCTGGCGTCGCTGGGCGGGTATCTGCTCTACGTGTCGGGGGCCGGCCAACAGGCCCTGTCGTGGCTGGGCCGGCAGCTGGCCGCCCTGCGGGATACGGCGCTGGCGGCCTGGAAGGGCATCTCCGATGCGCTGGCCGCGGGCGACATCGGCCTGGCCGCCAAGATCCTCTGGCTGACGCTCAAGATGGAGTGGCAGAAGGGGGTTGCCTGGCTTACCGACAAGTGGATCGGTTTCAAGGAAGCCTTCATGGCCGTGGCCACCGAGGCGGTCTACGGCACGGCCAAGATTCTCACCTCGGCCTGGGCCGGCCTCCAGACGGCTTGGGTCGAGACCGTGGCTTTCATGTCCACGGCATGGACGACATTCACCCATCACCTGGTCACCGGTTGGCGCACCGCCCAGAACTGGATCGCCAAAAAGTTCGTGCAGCTGATGGCGATGTTCGACGATTCGGTCGACGCCGAAGGGGCCATGCGGATTCTGGACGAGGACTTCGCGCGGGAACAGCGCGGGCGGGATCAAGCCACCCAGCAGCAGCTCCGCGACATCGAGACGACTCGCCAGGCCAAACGCCGGGCGATCGACCAGGAAGAGCGCGGCACGATCGAAGCCCTAGAGGACGAACGGCAGCGCCGGCATGTCGAGCGCAAGCGGCAGTACGACGCAGACCTCAAGGCCGCGGAGGACGCGGTTGCCGAGGCCAAGCGCCAATGGCAGGAGGCCCTCGACGAGGCGGCCCGCAAGCGCGCGGAGATCAAAGAGACCGCTGCGCCGGACCGGGTGAAGGGCATCGGCGACCTGGAAAGCCTCGACTTCGAGGGCCTGGCCCGGCGATCCATCAGCGTGGTCGGGACCTTCAACCCGTTGGCCGCGGCTGGCCTGGGCACCGGTGGCCCCCTGGAGCGTGCCGCCCGGGCGGGCGAAGAGACGGCCAAGAACACCCGCAAGCTCGTCCAGCAGGCCCAACACGGCGGATTGGTCTTCGGCTGATCGGAGGTTTCGCCGCGGATGCCAGTCACCGTCCACGAGAAATGGGAAAGCCGCGAGACGACCGAGGGCGAAAGCCCATCGGTTGACCTTATCTATATTGTCCGCGGCACCGATAGCGACCTGGCCGCCAAAACGGCCCTGGCGGCGGCTTCGCCCGTGCTCTACGACGGTCTAGTTCGGCAGTCGCTGCACATCGAGCGCGTGGCCGAAGACATCTGGGAAGGCTCGGTCCGCTACGGCGAGCTTCAGCCGCCCGAGACCGGCGATTCCACGTACCAGTTCGACACCGGGGGCGGGACCCAGCACATCACCCAAAGCCTCCAGACGGTCGGCCGCTACGCTCCGCCTGGCAAGACCGCCCCGGACTTCCAGGGCGCCATCGGCGTTACCCACGACAACGTCGAGGGCGTGGACATCACCGTCCCGGTGTACAACTTCTCCGAGACGCACTACCTGGCTGATGAAATTGTCACCCCTGCCTACAAAGCTAATCTGTTTGCTCTTACGGGCAAGGTGAATGGTGCTCCGTTTCGCGGGTTCGCCGCAGGCGAGGTGCTCTTCCTTGGTGCCAGCGGCTCGAAGCGCGGGCAAGAAGACTGGGAAATCACCTTCCGCTTCGCGGCAAGTCCCAACGTCACCGGCCTTCAGGTCGGCAACATCACGGGCATCGCCAAGAAGGGCTGGGAGTACCTCTGGGTCCGCTACGCCGACGATGAGGACGCCGTGGCCAAGGTGCTGGTCAAGAAGCCGATCGCTGCCTACGTCGAGCAGGTCTACCAGTATGGGGATTTCTCGGGCCTGGGCATCGGAACGTGATGGAGGTTGCCCGTGGGAAACCCCTTCAAGAAGGTTCAGCCCGGTCAGAAGCTGGAAATCCCAGCCGAGGCCTTCAACACCTTCATCGACGCCGCGATCGATCTGAAGGCCCGGCAGCAGAGCCGCGGTGGGCAGTCGGAACCGCGGTTCCCCAACAGCGGCATCGTCAAGGTCCGCAACGCCAGTGGCTCTGACCGAGACCGCTTCGATGTCCTGGGGCTGGTCGCCCCGATCATTGACCCACTGGCCAACCTACAGGCGTTCAAGAACGAGCCGGCGCTGATCGGGGTCAAACCGGAAGACCCCGCTCATCGCGGCAGGTTCGCCATCCTGCTGGAGCCGGTCAAGGCGGGCGAAATCGCCCACTATGCCTGCGCGAGCGGCGTGACCCCGGCCAGGGTCTATGTAGAGAAGGAATGGCACGACCGGGCGGATATCATGCCCGGCGATCCGTCCTGCCTCAAGGGCGGCGAGCATGGCGCGGCCACGATCCTGTGGAAGCAGCCGGGCAAGGGCGTCAAGTGGGCTTTGGTCAAGATCGGCCTGGGCTACGACGAGGATTTCTGGGCCCGGATCATCGCCCACGAGCCGGTCGGGCCGAACAAGTGGCGATACCAGTTCGTCGAGGTGATCCACGATGACGAGAAGTACGAGTACGGCTCTTGGGTGCCCAAACCCTATGGTCGCATGGGCTACGCCTACAACTCGGTCGAGGACCCCAACGACGGCGCGGGGATCGAGGGCAACGGCGTCGATCTGGATCACCTCGAACGCTGCTGCGCAGACTTCATGGAAGACTGCTGCGACGGGCCAGTCCCGTCCAGCAGCGGTAGCGGCGCGTGCAACTGCCGGCTGTTGCCGGTCGGCATCGGCGCCATCGTCCGGATGAAGGAAGTCCGCTTCGGCACGGACCCGCAGCCGAAGATCGAGTACTGGTTCCAGTACGAGAACGAGTACGACTGCTGCCTGCCCAGCAGCAGTTCGAGTTCGTCGAGCAGTTCCAGCAGCTCGTCATCGTCGAGTAGTTCCTCGTCGAGCAGCTCATCTTCCTCCAGCAGTTCCTATTCGAGCAGCAGCTCTTCGTCCTCATCGAGCAGCGGTTCTTCATCCTCCAGCAGCAGTTCTTCATCGTCGGGTAGTTCGTCCAGCAGCTCATCATCCTCCAGCAGTTCGTCCGGATCGAGTTCCGGAAGTTCCAGCAGCGGCTCCAGCGGCAGTAGCTCGTCCGGATCATCCGGCAGTTCCGGCGACTGCCAATGCGTGACGGTCATTACGGGCGTCTCCGTGGGCGAAAATGGCTGCCTGGTCGTGACCGCCCGGGAAATCTGCATGCCGGTGGATTGTCCCCTGGGCGATGAATACAGCTACACGGTCTGCCCGCCGTCTTCTAGCAGCTCGTCCAGCGGCAGATCCAGTTCGTCTTCGTCAAGCGGTTCTTCTGGATCGTCGTCCAGCAGTGGTTCGTCCGGCAGTTCGTCGGGCTCCTCATCCGGCTCGTCATCCGGCAGCAGTTCCTCCAGCGGTAGCTCGTCTGGTCCGTCGTCCTCCTCTGGCGGCTCCTCCAGCAGTTCATCGAGCAGCGGCTCGTCGAGTTCGAGCAGTTCGTCGGGGAGCAGTTCGTCATCGTCATCGAGCGGTTCGTTCAGTTCCTCGGGGGGCGGCTCCCCAAGCTCCAGCAGCTCGTCCTCCAGCAGCAGTTCGTCTTCCAGCGGTTCATTAAGCAGCAGCGGACCCTCATCAAGCTCAAGCGGCTCATCCGGAAGTTCGTCCTCCAGCGGCGAGATCTCATCGTCTTCCGGCAGTTCTTCCAGCAGTGGCCCGTCATCCAGCGGCTCCTCCGGCAGTTCGTCAAGCAGCTCGGGGAGTGGCAGCTCGTCAAGCTCGTCGTCAACCGGTGCCCCTTCGAGCAGCGGGTCTTCATCGAGTGCCCCTGGCAGTTCTTCCAGTTCCAGCGGTTCGTCAAGCGGTCCGTCGCCTTCCAGCAGTTCCTCCGGCCCGCCTGCGTCGAGCAGTTCCGGCCAGTCGCCGGGTTCATCGTCCAGTGGCTCATCGGCCCCTGCCAGTTCGAGCAGCTCGTCCGGCACGCCCGGCAGCAGTAGTTCTTCCATCTCGAGCTGCGCTTCCAGCAGCGGCCAGAGCAGCTCATCGTCGTCCAGGCCTGACAGCAGTTCCTCCGGCGGCAGTTCGTCCTCGTCGAGCAGTTCCGGTGTGAGTCCCTCCAGCTCGAGTGGGTCGTCAAGCAGCCCTGAATCATCTTCGTCCAGCGGCTCGGGCGGCTCCGGCCCCTCATCGAGTGGGTCGGCTCCGCCACCTCCGCCACCTCCGCCTCCGCCACCGCCGAGCAGTTCGTCCAGTGGTAGCGCATCGAGCTCGTCAGGCCTGTCGAGCAGTTCCTCTTCGTCAGACCTGTCGAGCAGTTCGTCCGGTTCGTCAGGCAATTCGAACAGTAGTTCCTCTGGCGGGGGAACGCCCAGTTCGTCGTCCGGCAGCAGTCCCACGAGCAGTAGTGGCGAGGAGTCCAGCGGTTGGTGGTGAGCATGGCAGTGCGGCTGATTCGATACGGCGGCGCGGTCAAGCGCTGGATCGCCGCCGGTCGGCCGGTGCGGAGCGACGAGCGTGTGCGAGAGATCTTCGACACCCTCTGCCGGCCGTGCGAACGCTTCGACGCCAAGCGGCAGACCTGCCGGCTGTGCGGGTGCCACGTGCGGCGAGACGGCTCGGCCTTGGCCAACAAGATCAAGATGGCGACCGAGCGGTGCCCTTTGAGGCCGCCCAAGTGGACCGAGGAGGTTCCGCAAACATGA